TGTACAACGCATGTACGGCGTAATCTCAGGGTCTGTAGTACGCAGTCTTGATGCTAGGTAGTTCCAAGAAAACTCTGTTGATAGGTGAGTAATCTCATCAAAACCAATCCAACTATAAGCTTGTCCTTGATAGCGGTATACATCTGCATCTCTTTCAAGGAAGCCAAACTCTAGTTTAGCACCACTAGGGAATGTCCAGATCTTTTCAACTTCTCTGAACTTACATCCCGGAAAAGCCTTAGGGTATAACTCCCTAGACTTATCTATAAGCTCCCTCAGTTCAGGCATGGAGCGTCTTAATATCAACGCCCTGTGAGCAGCCCTGTGTGCGAATCTGAGGGGATCTACGAGCATAGCATAGGATTTACCACCCCCTGCTGCGCCACCATACAATACGTCCGTCTCTGGAGCCGCTAGGAAGTCTGTCTGCGGCCCATCATTAGGTTTGAAGATAATATTTTCAAGGGCTTCTTCTTTTACTTTTTTAGGAAGCTGTGCTATATTATCTTCTGTAAGTACTTTACCTTCAACAGCTTTTTCGTTATTATCTAGTTTAGCAAGTGTAGCTTTAGAAGTTTTTAAAGCAGTCTTTTGATTTTTAATCTTAGCTTCTGCTTTTGCAATAAGTTTTTCTTTTACACGTACTGCTTTCTTAGCAGCCATTTTATTTTGAGTAGCTCTGCTGTAATGATAGCCTCTAGATTTAGATCCTTTGGCTCTGCCAGACTTCTTTCTAGGCGTCCCGTCTACTTTTAATACAAAGTTTCCATCAGCATCTGTCTGGTATTTGTCAGGATTTATATCCCAATCATTCATTATCTACAATCTTCTTTAGACCGGCATGACTTAGTTTACGGCCTGTCTTGTATTCAACCCACATAGCTCCTTCGCGCAAACTTAAAGACCTATCTTTTATCAGAGGCTTTATTTCTTCTAATATATTTAGTTGTTCTGGAACCTCTTCTAGAAACTTAGTATCTTCAGAAAGCACATATCCAAATGGAATTGTAGAACTTGACCTACGTTTCAACATTAATTACTACCTCTTCTTTAGCGGGTAGCACAAAAATCCCTCCTTCTACCTTATGACTGACATCTAGTTTGTCTGCTTTTCCTAGCCCTGTGCGATCTAAAATCGTTTGGGCTGCCTGTAGTCTTACATTGACTTGAGGCATAGGTGTTTCAGACTCCATAACTTGCACAAGCTTCATGGCAGCTTTAGGTGCAGATTGAGCTAGAATATTAGAGGCTAGATCTATTATCTCATTTTTTAAGGCTTTAGTCACTTGCCAATGAGTGTTAGGAGCATAGCCTGCTAAATCTGCTGCTTGCTTTGGATCACCTCCTGTCTCGACTAAATAATCTAAAAAAGTCTGTTGCTTTGTTGTCAATTCTTTTTTCATTGTTTTATTATAAGGGTAGTTTACAGATTTGTCAAGTTTTTTCTTGACAAATCTGTAAATTAACTCTATAATATTTATAGACCCACCGGGGCTATATCTATATATACTTGCCCTCTTTGAAGGTCTTTGAAGACCCGCCCAAACTGGTACACACTACTTCTGGCTCATATGAGGTTGTGGAGACTTTGAAGACCCTTCCAAACTGGTTGACATCACTTTTGGTTCAAAATGTATATGATTTAGTATATATAGGGGGTGGGGGGTATGGCCTCCTGCCCGGCCCCTCCAAGTTCTCTAAAGAACTTGGCAAACTCCATTATTCTTCCGCGCATACTTTAAAGTCTTTAGAGACTTTAAAGCAGATCCCTCCCAGACTCTAAAGTCTAAGAAGACTTTAGAGGCTGAGCCCTCCTGAGAATTTTAAAGACTTCTAGTTTACAAAGTAAACTGAAGTCTTTTTAGTCTTTGAAGTTTAGAATAAACTTCAAAGTTCTTTATAGCTTTCAAGAACTTGAAAGCTATTTAACTCCCAAGCTGCCAAATCCATCTAGCTCCTCCTAAGAGGAGCTAACAGACTCCAAAGTTTAAAAGACCCAAGGGGTCTTTTACATTTCCACATAGTCCTATTAAGCCTTCTTAGGCTTAATAGGACTATGTGGATAAGGTTTGACTATCTTTAAAATATTCAGAAGAAGTCTTACGACTTCTGAATATTTTAAAGATAGTCAAACCTAGGAAGGGCTTCGGCTCGACGAAAAATTACACAATCGGGAAAACGATTATGGCTAAGTATGATTTGACAAAACCTGCGACCGACAAAGCGATCTATGCCTGTGCTGCGACTTTGGCATATAAATTCATCGGTGAGAATGATCTCAAGAAGTTTGAGTTTAATAAACTCAAAGCCCGCTTTGGCGCTTCGATCAAGTCGGTTCACGAAGGACAGCCTTTGGCTGGGGATATCAATAAATTATTTTCGGTGAAAAAAATCAACGGTAAGACTTCCGCTGCGTCGAAGTATATCAAAGTTCTCCGAACTGATGACTTGAAATCCAACAAAGAAGTTAAAATCACTGCAAATCCAAAGCAGTCAAAGAACTTTAAAACCTCTTCGGCTCCTCGTCTTGCGACTGCCGCTGATCTCGGAATGATCTAATTTAACTTTGCCCCCTTCGGGGGGCTTTTGGAGTTTTTATGGATAAATATAATTTAGATATTTGGATACCAGTGGTTGCACTATTAGCAGCTCCGCTGACCCCATTCATACTTGTAATTTTTTCTTAGGAGTCAATATGACTAATTCTGTTGTTGTCGATGAGCGCCGTGATGTATCTTTTGAACTTATGCAATTGATGAAGTTTGAACATGCAGTTGATATGTTAACTTCTGAACTTGGTAGTCTTCAAATGAATCCTGAACTTCATACTGCGGTGTTAGCGAGATTTGAAGATGTGGTGGCTGCCAAGTTTAATAAAACTAAAGTTTGGCAGATTGATAAATGGGATGTCGCGCAAATGATCGTGATGTTAGCTCAAAGAATTACCCCGGAGGATTCCGCTTAGTTACAAACTAAAATTATAACCATTAGTATGGTTATGGTGCAGCTTCCTGAGATGGTAGCCAATCCGGATTCTTGCGGCTGCACTAATTAAATAATGGGAGCTACGGCTCCCTTTTTAATCTTTAGAGGAGGTCTTACGACCTCTAAAGATTAAAAAGGGAACAGGAGAAAACATTTGGTTAATAGAATAAACGCAATAACTTTGAAGACTATTAAACCTATTAAGGAGTATATATATAATTATAATTTACCTTTAATGGGGTTTAATAGCTCTACTAAGATCTTAAAAGGCTTTAAAAAGCAAGAGTATACCACAGGTATATTGTATTTGCAACCCGCTGATCTTGTGGCGCGTAATACTTTATGTGCTTATGCTGATGTTGCTGGGTGTAAAGAACCCTGCCTTAGATCTTCGGGCCGACTTGGAATGTCCAATGCTCAGAGGGCTATGACTCGTAGAACTGTGCAATATCTTGAAGATCCCGATGGCTTCAAAGAAAGATTACGGGCCGAGATACTACGCAATGAGACTGACAATTATTGCATTAGACTGAACGGCACTAGTGATGTGGTGTGGACTGATCTTATCGCATCGTTACCTAACATACAATTTTATGATTACACAAAGGTTCTACACCGTGTTACTCGTAATGTTTTGTCTAACTATCATCTCACATTTTCGGCATCATTGAATAGTGTCAAGACTATTGGGCAACTTAAAACTGCTACAGATCTTGGACTCAACATTGCAATATCCTTTAATACTAAAGAGTGCAGAGGCGAGTTCAAGATACCTAATAACATACAGTTGTTTGGTAATACTGTAGAGTTAGCAGACTTTGATGCCACCGACTTGAGATTTTTAGATGAGGATGGCACCGTCGGTAAATTAACACGAAAAGGATCTACAAAACTAGAAAGACTCAAGGGGCAAGGCGATTTAAATTTCTTTGCAGATCCTAATAATTTACAGTTGGTCGCTTGACATCGCAGTTAAAATACTTTAAGATTCTCCCTAGAAAACTAGGAAGGAGGTCTTACGACCTTCCTAGTTTTTCTAGGGGTACGGTTGGAGGCACCGTGAAGCCTGACCCGCCACCTCCCTTGTGGAGCCTTTAAAGAGTGGCAATGAGCAGCTGGCAACTCATAATTTTATAATCAGGAGTTCGTATGAACACAGTTAGTTTTTTGTTTGGAAACAATTCAGAAGTTGATAATCTGCGAAATGCTGGATACGGCGAAGCAGACTTTGAAGTTGTCTCTACGCCAGTATTATATAAGGCAGGGGGTACGGATAAATTTGGAGGTATACTTAAACTTGAAGGTAAAAATGTTTACTACCGCGAAGATACCGGCGATGCTCTGGCGATCCACGGCGACCGCTACAAGCCAGTGTCACATACTAAAATGATTGACACTGCTCGTAATGTATTGGAGCGCAGCAACTTGAGCCTTCGGAACATTAAAGAAACTATTCAAGTGGGAGATGATGGTGCAGTTTGTTTTGTGCGGCATCAGCTGCCTAATCATGAGATCACAACTCCCGATGGCGACACGGCTATTCTTGAAATGCTCCATATCAATTCATTCAATTCTGTATGGCCCTACCAAGCGACTGTTGGAGCATTGCAAAATGCTTGCACAAACCATCAAGTATTCCTTGGGCAGACCGCTGGAATCTACAAAGCTCGACACACTAACAAGCTCAGTGTGGATCAAGGCGCTCACCAAATGAATAAGATAATGAGTATCCTCGATACTCAAAATGAGATCTGGGCTGAGTGGTCTAACACTCCTGTTGGTCGCAAGGAAGCCTTTAGTTATATTGCAGAGGCGACAGGTTCTAAGTTTGCACTTGGTAAACTAAAAGAAGGTGAGGATACTTATTCAATCATGGCTATGCCGACGGCCTATAATAATTCTTCTTTGGTTTATGCTTGGCACCAATACAATGGAAGATACAAGCCAACAATGGGTGAAACTTACTGGGCTGTCTACAATGCTTTGACTGATTGGTCAAGCCACCATGTAGGTACTCGAAAAAATACAAGGGACATTCCAGTTGCTCAAGTTAAGAAATCTGAAAAGGTACAACAAGTAATAGCAAAGTTCCCAATGGCAGCCTAACTCCTGACACCCTGAGCATGGTGAAAAACTGCTTCTTCCAATACCAGTACAGATAAGGAATTGTATGAAAACTAGAATTCATGTTAATCAACATAACATCAAGGCTAACGCCAAGGGTGCTGAGTTGCCGGTTATTACTGTCAAGGACTACAAACAAAATAGAAAGGCTAACCATGCCGCTGTTGTAGACTCTGAAGGTAAGGCACTGGTTAGTGTTTACTACTGCCCTGATAACCCACTGCCGTGTGGTGCTAAAGTTTGGATTGAAACTGAGTTGGAGGTTGTGACCGTTGGATAAGATAGGTTCGTTTGTTGATCACTTTGTTATTTATTCTGATAGGCGGGAGGCTTTGATTCTAAATTGTGGTACTGTTTCAGCGTTTGAAGAAAGTTTGCGAGAGTTGATCTCTTCTGAAATTAGAGATACACTACTGGAGCGTGTGAAGGTATTAGATTATGACATGAAACTAGCTGAATCTAATCGCCATGTAAGTCCTCAATATGACAGACTTAGAGATGCTAGAACTACTTTGATGCGTTTGCATAATGATCTTCTTTGGAATAAGGAAACTTCGTGAGTTCAATGTTTTATAAAGCTATTAATTGTCAACGTAATCTTGATAACATATTTATCAATAGATACTGGCCTATCGGAAGACAGACCGCACCTACAGTAAACACTGTTCGTGTTTTAAAACTACACAGGGAAGGGTATCGCCAAGTTAAAATTTGTAATAAATTAAATCTTGCTGCCTCCACTGTTAATCGTATTGTGAAAAACTCAGGTATAGATAGGGGCGATCCTTAATGCAAAACCTTATAGACATGTGTAATCATATTCTTTACTACTCCACTATTTATTGTGGGTTTGAAGATGTCAATAATGAAATGCAAGAAGATGCGCTGCGCTTAATGTTAAAACACGGCGAAGAGTTTCCTGAATCTTTTGTTAGACTTTATTTAAAAACCCAACTGGAGGATGCCAATGAGTGCTACTGACCCACGAGAAGAATTTTGTAGTGAGATAGACGATTGGTGGTGCCAATTGTTTGCGTTACGAATCGGTGCCAGCCCACCTTCGGATAGACTTAAACATAGATTTATTTCTTTTGTAGAAGAAAGATGTTCTGAAGTAGGCTGCTGGAAAATTCAAGATAGCGATCTTTCTATTATGTTTTCTGAATTTATTGAAAGGCTAGGTGAATGGTAAAAGATATTTTAAAACTTAAAAGTTTCTTGCTTAACCCTAAGCGCAGTGATGAGTTTAAGACTTGGTATTATCTAGACGGCTGGCGGATGTGTAAAATTAAAATAGGTAGTAAAAAATGTACAGTCGTACCCTTGTTTGGCAAGGGTAAAATAACTTTAACTATCAGAGCTTTAAAGGAGGAACTTAAATCTATTTATTGGTATGCGGCACGTTGCGATGCCAGTAAACTTGCCCGTGAAAATGGATTGAAAAAAAGAAAATTGCAATGGGAAAGAAATTATGCTTGACATGATTTCTTACTCAATGTATAATCTCCCCACCAAAACCAAACGAGAGGTATAAAAATGGCAGTATTAGAAGGCACAGCATATTGGGCTTTTGTTACTAACCCTAACACAACTTACGAGCCGTGCTACACGGTTAATCTAGTTGTAGATAATGCGACGGCGCAGGCATTTGAAGATCGTGGTTTCACTGTTAAACAAATGAATGAAGGCCCTGCTATCATTATTAAACGTAAAGTCAACGGGCCGAACGGAATGATTCGTAAGGCTCCCATTCTTATGGACAGACGTAAACAAGAAATTGATGTTAACGTCGGCAATGGTTCGCATGTCAAAGTGCAATATAAAGAATGGGAATCGCAATGGAATGGAAAGACTTTCAAAGGTCTTGACTTTATGAAGATGCAAGTATTAGATCTTGTAGAATATAATAACGGAGATGTTGATGAGTTTGATATTGAAGGTGAAGAGGAGGCAGAACTTTGAGTGACAAACCTACAACAACCTTAACTTTCGAGGATAAAGAATATAATATTTCTGATTTATCCGAGAGGGCGCAGGTTCTTGTGGGCTTTGTTCGTGAGGTGCGTGAAGAAAGTTCCGTGCTACAGAAAAGACTTACGGTGTTACAGGCAGCGCAAGTAACTTTCTCTAAGGAATTGGAGGAAATACTTACTGCTCCTGAACAAGAAAGTCTTGATGGTATCGACTAACCAAGGGGCTTCGGCCCCTTTCTTTTTGGAGGTTGTACTTTGGCGTTTGTTAAATTTCATTTGCCTTGTAATAAATGTGGCGGTAGTGATCCTGTATCTGTAGATGCCGAGGGTAATGGCTACTGCTTTAGTTGTAATACATATCTAAAAAACTATGAAGGAGGTGATACTATCACTGCCCCTGTGTCGGACTTCAAAACTTATAAGCGTAATTCAATGAACTACAGTGACGGGTCTTTCAACGCACTGGCCGACCGTTCAATCTCTCTGGAGACTGCAAAAAAATATGGCGTTAAATCTGTCCTTAACTCAAATCAAAAAGTAATCAACCATTTCTATCCTTACTACAACGGGAATGAAATGGGTGGTGCCAAGATGCGTGACGTACAAAGCAAAGACTTTGCTTGGGAGGGATCACCTAAAAATACTGGGCTATTCGGACAACAACTCTTTCAAGCTGGAGGCAAGTTTGTTACTCTTGTTGAGGGGGAGTGCGATGCAATGGCTGCCTATGAACTATTAGGTTCTAAATGGCCTGTGGTGTCTGTGAAGAATGGTGCTGGAGGAGCCGTCAAA